CCAGCTAATCGATCTTTAATACATATATTATCTTCAATAGCTACATCAATTCTACGATTTAAATATTCTAAAACTTTATCCTTTAAATCAACCTGCAACCACCCCATAGTAGGTGGCTGCACAGCAGCAGATCTAAACAAAGATTCTTTTTCCATGTCACTATTATACCATAAAATTAAAGATAAGCCTTAGATATATTCGTGGCAAATCCGATTACAGTAACACCAGCAGCTATAACAGCAGCTGCGCCTATAACCCACTTTTCAACAACACGAAGTCTTTCAAGTAATTCTACTTGTTTTTCTTCTAATCGTTCGATCTTATTCTGCAGGATTACTATTCGTATCTCCTGTTTCGTATCCAATGTCATCTCTTCCATCATTCATCTCCAAATAAGCCATACGCATTATATAGTAGATGGCATAAACTGTACCAGTAAGTCCTGCAACAAGGAAGTATATAACTCCCCAAACAGCTTCTTCCATTAGTAAGCACTCAGAGATAAATGTATTAGAGATGATGCAATGGATCCCCAAATGAGAATCTTAATTGCGATCAAAGTCATCGAACAGCACTAAACTGACTACCACCATCCTTTAAAATGCAATCTATTGTGGAGGGATGTGCATTTAAATAAGGTACATCATGTACAGCAACATTCCTAGCATCCCAAGCATCTTCTGCATAAGTGCAAATTGATGTGTGATGCCGTGTTTCGTCTAAATATTGGACTGTGTAATGAGACACGAAATTAGCCGTGGGCTCGCATAAATTCAATAAATATTTATTCTAAAACCAGGTATTATTACCGATTATTATACTCATCTCAACACCACTTTTGCAGTAGGATAAATCTCTTTTAGATGATCTTCAATACCCTTCTGTAAAGCTGGTTTGTTTAACATGCATGGATTACACCATGCTCCTATATTAGGGCAATCAATACAATGTGATGGAGACGATTCCACTCTAAGTGTAATTGTTTTACCACGAACTCTAACTATCTCAAGAATTCCCCCATCACTTTCTATATGATTTTTAATACCAATAAGAGATAATTCAATATCTTTAAAGGAAAATTGCGCCAATAATAAATCCTTTAGCAAATGAAATACACACTACTTGATAATCAGAAAGTCCAAACTTATCTTGGAACTTCTTAAGTAGGTTCTTATCCCATTCAACAACTTTATCGAATCCACCTTTAACTTTACTTCTTAATGACATGATGATACCTAGGTCAACAATCTATTTAGTTTAACACTATTTGCTTTTTCCCAAATAGTATCTTCATAAGTCATATGTTTTTTACCAACTTGAGTACTAAATTCTCCTTTCTTTACTTTAAGTTTACCTGCGGTATCACTCTTCTTCTTACCCAATCCACCTTTTCTAGTGGCATGTAACTTAGCAGATGAACTACCTTTTTGTTTAACTAAAACTGAATCTTGGTCATGCTTTGCAGCAACATTCTTCATATCTTTTTTAAACTTACGCTTACTCTTTTTACCTGAGGTAACAAAGTAAGACCTCTCTTTAACCTTTTTCTCCTCACCAGTCTTAGTATCTTTCTCTGAATATGTACCAGTGGTTTTCTTAGGACCATATCCTCTACCACGAAGATCTTTCTCTAATTGCTTAGATCTAGACTTATTCTCCTTTTTAGATTTATCACCTCTCTCAGCAGATACAGTTGCATGAGATTTCTTCTTATCCTTTGCTCTTGCAACTACACGAGCTAAACCACCTTCATCTAATTTCATTTAATACCTCTATATTTAAGTGGCCATGCCATGTGCATTCCTGTCACTAATAATGTAATAAAAAGGAATGGAAACAAGGTTACAAATACTATCACTATTTATTATTAGATGGTTTTTTCTGACAAAAATATTTTAAATGCCCCTGCATCATGCCTTGTGCCGTTTCTGACACATGACCACAATAGGGACATTCATATACTTTCTTACCATTTTCATCGATTGTACTCATTGGTAATCTCATGGTAAGTCGCCATTATAGCATACTAGAATGGTGATTGAAAAGATGGAATACCACCAGAAGCAGCTTGGGTATCAGGGGTAACAAGATCATTAGATCCAGTAGGTAGTTCTGGAGCAAACCCACCACTTAGTCCAGCGGCATCACCTGCTGCACCACCAAGTCCACCAAGTCCACCAAGAGATCCCATAGCTGCATCAACAGCTTGTGACTTGATGTTATCAACGATGGCTCCACGATTGACATATACATATACCCCACTGCCAACAACGGCAAGAGATACAATACCAGACGCAATTGAAATGATGTTAACAATTTTTTGCATAACTTTAATACAAGTGAATTATTTAGACACAATTACATTGTGAATTTTTCTTCAGTTGATTTGCTATCAGCAGTAGTAATCTTAAGAGGTGCTTGTTCGATTCTAATAGTCTGAACAGGACCAGCACTAGCATTTGCCATCATCTTTTCCATGTCTGCTTTAGTAACAGCACCATTAGGTCCACCAGCACCATTCATCTTCATAGTACCATCACCCTTCTTGGATGCTGTCTGAATTCCGAAGCTAGCAAGAACTCCTGTAAAAACTGAAGCTATGAAAGTCGGATCAATTTTTTGTTGTGGAATGCCAGGTACTGTAACATAATTTAATGTTAATATTCCCCCCGACCACACAAGAACGCCAAGTCGTACAAATGTACTAACGATTGCTGCTTGTTCATCTTGATCTGGAAGAATAGCATCTTTAAGTTTACCAAGAGCACCTTTCTTCTTGGCACCATCTGTCCCAATACCAACCTTTACTTCTTTTTTCTCAGACATTAAAATAAGGCAACTACTTTATTTATTATCTAGCAACCCTTTTTTAATTAGCTTTTGTAGCTCTGCTGTACTACCAGTAAAAATAGCATTATTAGTAACACTAGTTGGACCCTTAGATTTGGTCTCGTCAATCTCTTTTACTTTCTTTTGCAGATCCATCAATTTATCTGCAATGTCAGCAGTTGACTTTAATACCTGACCAGCAACTTCATATGCTCTAGGAGAACCAGACCCATCAGCAACTTCCATAATACCATTAAGAGTCTCTTGACCCTTTTCTATTAAAGAATATAATTGACCTCTTGTATATTCATAATCTTTATCTATATCTACTTTTACTAATTGATCTTTTCTTACAGCACATCCACCTTCTGGAGTATTACTTACTTCAACATCAATAGTTTTAGAGGTAGTATTCAATGCATCATCAATTTTTTTGGACATTATACATCCTCCTGTCTAGTAGGACTATACTTCTTGGAATCATCATACATTGAAGTAACCTCAGTAAATCCAAAGTCATCCTCTGGTGAAGCATTAATAGGATCAGGTTCAACTGTATACCTCATTTCACGCTTAGCTGTCCTAATATCAGTATCTGCATAGTAATCAACCTGAACCTTCCTAATAAGACCATCTGTAGTATCAGCAATAGGTCCGAATAGATAGGACTTTGCCATAAAATTAAAGGTGTACATCAATACCCTTCTAGTTGAAAAGTCACCTTCATACTCATCACTAAATGATATGTTCTCTAATACAATAGGAATATCTCTTTTCTCTCCTATAGAATCTACTAAATCAATAGTAACATTAAATGCTGGTTGGAAGAATGGAAGTATCTGTTCTACGATCTGTAATGCATCATCATTTAACTTAGTCATCACATTGAGTTCAAACCCTATATTGTAAGGTACTGGAAGATATACTTTCTTTGCTTTCTTATTAGATGGGTCAGTACTATCAACTGCTTTAAATGTTCTAGTTATGCTAGCTTTTCTACTAGGATCATAAGACATACTGGACATCTCAAATGACATCCTAGGTAATGTAATAGCAACTGCTTTTGATAACTCTGCTTGTTGCTCAAGTTTTGCAAGGAACTTTTGCTTAGGACCATATATCAATGGAACTTTAGTCTCACTAAGAGTACCACCAGTTCTATCATCATGTCGAATATGAATATCATTAAACAGTGTGCCAAAAGCAATAACTGTTTTTCTCAGAATTTCGTGATAAAAATAAGTTCCTAACATCAGATTACACCAAAGGGATTTTTCTCAGTAAAGTCTAAAAGATCATCTGCAGCAGCTTCAAATTCATCATTCATAAAGTATTCATCACCTGCAGCAGCATCACTTAAATCATCATTCCAAGAGAAAATTTGATATCTAGCAGATGATGCAGTTCCAGTAATGTACTCACCAGACCAGAAATCACCAGTATTTATCGATACCTGCAATTCTCTTGTAGATGAATTCCAACTCTTAACAAATGCTTCAGCACCAGAATTAGATCCAACTACTCTTTCATTTAGATGATATGTTCCAATACCAGTACTCAATGGAGCACTAATAGAAATTGTAGGAGTTGCCTCATATCCTGTACCAGCATCTGTTAGATATATTCTATACATTTCATCAGCAGATAGAGTTGCAACAGCAGTTGCTTGTATCTGTCCAGCCTTGACGCCAACCATAGCACCAGTACCAATGAAGGTAACATTGGATGCAGTTCCAGTACCACCTATGGATGTACCAATACCAACACTATTAGCACCAATAGAAGTTACAATACCACCACCAGCAAGTGTTACAGCACCAAGAGACTTGAAGTTAATAGTATGACCAATAGCAATATTTGCCATAGTATTAATACCAACAATCTCCATTAGACCAGCAGTTGCAATACCAGTAAATTCATACTGCTTGTCAACATACTGGGGATGTTGAATAGTAACTATAGGTGGAGAAACATAATTATATCCAGGTTGCTGAATACGAATAGATGCAATACCACTATTAGTTAATGTAGCAGTTGCAGCAGCACCTACACCTGGAGTACCAAATCCAATATTAGGTGGTTCAGTGTATGCAAAACCTGGATTAGTTATTGCAAGATAATCAATAGCAGCAAGATTGCCCTTAGTGGTTATAAATCCAACAACTTGTCCTAGTGATGTTGATACACCAGCAGGAGATGCTTCTACTATAATATTTGGTACTGTAGTATATCCAGAACCATCATCATTCAATGATAATTTCTGTAATGCACCTTCCAATGCAAATGTATCAACAGAAGCAGATGCAGTTGAACCAATACCAGCAAGCTTTACAGTAGTAATATATCCTTCTTCACTAAGTTTTTCATCAATAAGAGGAATATTTGTATCGATAATATCGTCTTCGAGTTGATATAGTTCACACTGAAGTTCATAAGTGTAATTCTTACCTAGCTGGAAGAAAGGACTCTCATGTTCTATATGCTTAATTTCAAAAAGTCTTTCACCTAATGGGAAAAATATTAAATCCCCTTCTTTAGGTCTTGCATTAAGTAAGATATCTCCATCTCTTGCATCTTGCAAGTTGGTTGAATTAAACAAAAATGGTGCAATGAAATCTTCATACTTTTCCCTGGAAACTGTTAAAGTAATTTCATTTTGAAGATTAATACCAAATTTTGACATTACATCACTACCTTTAGCATACCCTTCATAATTGTTAAGATATGCTTCCATAATAAAATTATCATTAAACTTTGAAGATTGAACTTCGCCAAGTATATCATCAGTAGTAATTAATTTCCTTGGGATATAATAAATTTCAATCCCAAACATACCTAAATGCTCATCGATTAGTTGTTGTACTAATCTCTGCTCATCTGGAGAACCGTGTTGAAAAAAGGGAGTTATAGGCATTACGCAATCATGTCAAGGACAGGTATCTCGTAAGTAGACAGCATCATTTCTTCAATATCTTTAATCTCCTGTACACCATCTTCAAAAATCTCTCTACCATTTAATTCAATTCCACCAGGAAGTTTCACTCCACCAAACTTAATTAAGTTTTGACCCCACTGCTTCTTCATTTTAGCAGTAGCATATTTCTTTAAGAAAGAATCATTCCATACTGAAGTAGAATTTGCAGGATCCATAATTCTATAACACTCAATTAATGCCCAAGAATCAGTAGGTACAGAAGCCCAATCAACATCCATATACAATTTATTATTCCTTTTATTATATCTAATTTGTGTTGATGTAGTAAGTAAGAAATTAATATCTTCTAGATATGTCTTGGTCATAGAATAATTCATCAGGCCATCATATCCTAAATTAAATGCAATATCATTCAAGAATAACTGATACTTTAAGTTAAACATTCCATTACTAAGTCCACTACTATCAAACTGCATTACTCTTTCTACTCCCAGAATAGAATCTGGCAAAATTAAGTAATTTGCATTTTCTTCAAAAGTGAATCCTGAAATAGTAGTTGAAACTATCCCTTGACTAAATCCACCACCTCTTGCTCTACCCTTCTCAATATCATTTGAAGTAAACTTATATTTAAGGAATACTTTTTCTACACCATCAAAATGCCTTTCATAAAAATATTGAAGACTATCATCGATTATGTCATCAACTTGTTCATCAGCAATATTGATTTCAAGAATTGGAGCACCTAATTGCCTTAAACAATAATCAGCAAATGTTGCTTTAGTATTTGGTTGTGCCATTAGAAGAATCCTCCATCGATAGAGTCAGTCCATTGTGGAACTCCAGAAGCGTTTGTAGTCATAACATAGTTAGAAGTAGTTAAGAATCCAACTGTGCTTGCTGTACTTACCAGTCTTCCATCATCTTCAAAGTAACCCATACCATTTGGACCACTGTATCCAATACCAGTGATTCCACCTTGATCTGAACGATAATATAAACCATTCTTAAATGTAGCATATCCAACAACTTGGACATTATCTTGAATAGTAACTTGACCAGCAGCAGAGTCTAATACCAATTCTCCAAAATTAGTATTAATCTTAGTCATGGAACTGCCTTTACCAACAGTCACATGAGAAATAGTACCAATACCAGTTACTAATAGGTTTTGTGAAATAAGGTCAGTACCGAAACCAGCAACAACCGTACCACCTGCACCTGTAATGTTAATACCATTAACATTCAAACTTTCTGCAATAGTTGCAACACCAACAACATAAAGGTTTTGAGTACTAGTCAGACCTATGTTTGTAGATGCAGTAGAGACCTGAAGGTCATCTATTGCCATTGTAGTTACAATACCAGTGTAGATATTAGCGGTTGTAATAGCAAACGCAGTTGCTAAACCAGCTGAAATCTTAACATCTTCAATATCAGCATCAATAACATCAATTGCATTAGCAGTTACTACACCAGCAGTTGCTGTGATAGAAGAACCAATTGCAACTTCGCCCTTATAAACACCGTTATCTTTGAAGGTAACGATACCAAGCATCTCTGAACCAGATGCTCTAACAATCAATCTGTCACCGATACCAGAAGCAGCGGAGTCAGCATACATCAACTTAAGTGTCTTATTATCGACAGTTAAGAAATCACTGCTACCAGCAGCAGTTTGAACACTGAAGTAATCACTTCTTATCTGTAATCTACTATATGTTGCATCACCATTAGCATGACGAAGTTGACTATGACCTCTGTTAGAGAATCCCTCAACATCAATATGCTCAACAGTTAGGTCATCATCTGAACCAATCCTGACCATTACATTGTCAGGAAGATCAGTATGACTATTAATTCCAGTAGGAGCATTAATAGTTAATGAACCATCACCAACTACTTGACCAACTGTGAAGTTAGTTGTAATACCTGTAGTGATCTTAGCATCGTTAAGATCAGCATTAGTTGCCTTAACTGTAGTAATTGTGGCATAACTACCAACTACAGAGTCAACACTTAAGTCATCAACATAAGCAACACCATCAATATGAATATCTTTCCATTGCTGAGTGGCACTACCAATGTTGAAAGTGTCATCATCATCAGGAATAAAGTTGGAATCAATATCTGCATTGAATACAACATTATCTGTTATAGAATCACCAAGACCAATTGTACCACCGTTGAAGGTTACATTACCAGTGAAGGTAGTTGCACCACCAACTCTAAGGTCATTAACAACATCTACAGTACCAGTAAATGTAGATAGACCAGATACAATTAATGAAGTTGCTGTAGTTAAACCACCAGGTTGTTGTAATCCTTTTGTTCCAGTGTATCTGTATCCAACAATATAAACATTACTTGAAGTGACTCCACTTGGTATTTGATCACCATTAAAGTTTAGAACACCTGATGAATAATCAAAGAACCATGTATCATTAGAACCAGCACCAGCAGCAGATAACTGAACTCCACCAGAATTAGGATCACCTTTATAAACTTTTACAATATACGCATCACCAAACTGAGTATCAATCCAATCACCTAGAACTGCAGTAGAGGTATTATTATAAGTTGAGTGTGCAATAAATGTACGACTACCAGATACAGTACTATCTTCGGTCAATCTATGACCAGAAGATGCTGCCAGATAAGGCTCAACCCATCCCGTTGATGCTCCTGGAGGAGTTGTAGGAATGAATGAACTGTCTGCCCAAACACTAGTTGTTGGGACAACTAATGGTGAGGGAATTGCTTCACCAGAAGGGGATTTTTTAGTACCCGTTAAACTTCCATCTTCAGCTATACCTGTCTTAGTTGCGGTATAACCAATCTTCTTTAATAAGAAGTCTACCTTTTGTTGTGTTGATGCTGCCACTTGGATTTACCTCTCCTTTTATGTATCTGATAATGAGATATCACTAGTAGAATTACCACTAGTTAATTTAAATCTAATCAAAACTCTATTATTAGAATCATTAGAAGATGATTCGGTTCCGAAAGTACATGTAAATGTACCTCCATTAGTATCCATTAGTCCACCAGAAGAACATCCTGGTTCAGCTGTAGTTGGAACACCAGATCCTTTATATGCTTGGAACATGTCTGCCCAACCATTTGTACCAGATAACGAAGTAGTCCATGTAGAATTATCAGGCATACATACCCAACATCCTGTTAAGGATCCAGTGTAAGAAATTCTAAATTCTGAGATACCTGATTGTATAAACTGGTATTGGAAATACTGATTGGCATCGTGACTAGAATAATCAGGACCAACTGGTAGATAACCAGTGGAGTAATTAGTCTGATCATGTCGCAAATCTCCACCTCTTACTGCTGCCTCATAAGTATCAATAGAACCAGCAGCATTGCCAGTCCAAGAAGCATATGCAGGAGTTGGATTATCTCCAGTTGCACCTGCCTTAACTCTTATTGCAGAACCACCAGTTAGAGAACCAACAGTACATTCAATTGCGTCCTCATCAACATTATTAGTATAATCAGCACTAGTACCCATGATATTAAAATCAGTGGTAAATCCTATTCTCTGATTATTGTGTGATCCATAAGGAGTTGACACATCATATCGAGTAAAGATATTTGTTGTCACAGTAGCATGAAGATTTCTTGGTGTATTTGTAATCAAACAAGTTACACCAGTACCAACACCAAAGTCTTTTGCGGGTGGATTAGTTCCTCCTGCAAAGTCTGTATAATCTTTATCGCCTGGACTTGCGAATGCACTTGTCTGCCCATCATCAGTAACGAATGTATTCTGGGTATACATCTCACCTGATGCATTCGTGACTGTCATCACATAGGTGAAATTATTATCAGTAGATTGTGTATAATGAGGTATTCCAGATGAGTAACTATAAGTTGGGGATGAAGGATAAGTAACAGGTCCAAATGATATAACAGGTGCAGATACAGTGCTTGCGTCTTCATACCAGAAGACATCTGCTGTATTATTTCCTAGTTGACTGATATGTGCCTTGTTGTATCCATCAGGTGATGCAGCATCGATCAGTCTTGAATCATAAACCTCATAGAACAGTGAAGTAATTCCAACATCTCTTGTTGACTCATAAGCATCCTTATCATTAGCAATCTGCAATGCTCCATATGTTCCAATATCAGATTTGACTGCAGCAACTCCAAATGAAACATTCAGAGCAGTTGTACCAACACCAACAGCATTAACCCAACCTTCAACTGATCCAGAATCTCCTGGACCATATTCAGTGATATAGTTAGATGTGACTGTACTATCAGTATTTCTAGTATATTGAGTTCCTGCTACTGGTGCAGCACCACCCGTATTATTTGTTGGAGTAAATCCATCACAAAGTCTACCGTTTCCTGCAGTTCCAGTCAGTGTAAATGCTGCACCATCAATATTAGTTGGTGATGGTGGAACTAATTTACCCAGAATAAAATTAAGTTCTTCTATTGAATTATCCACGGCTGAAATAGTTGTGAGTCCAACTGCTCCTCCTCTGAAACTTCCTGTAGTTGGTGTACCTAAAGTTAGATCACCACCTTCTCCAACATAATTATGTGCTGTTATAACTCCTGTGTTGTTTATATAATCAGAATCTAGAGTCTCTACTTCAGAGACTGCGATAGTTGAATAAGTACCAACTTGAGATGTAATAATACCAGCAGTAATATATGCAAACTTAATATCTGCATTGTTAACATCAATAACACCTGTGAAGGTTGCTGCCATACTGACTTGTACATCAGTAACTGCCAATCCAACAAAGGATAGAGTATCAGCACTTAAGGTGTTGATATGTGCAGTCGTGATAGTGGCATAAGTACCAACAAATGATGTTATAACACCAGCAGTAATCTTAGCATCAAGAATATCAGCAGAATCAAGATGAGCAGTACCATCAATATAAAGGTCTTGCCACTCTAGATCTGTTTGACCTAAATCTTTTACTCCATCTGCACTAGGTGAGAAGTCCTCTGTGACCTTCCAGGAGTCCCTAGCATTGTCCCATAGTAAACTATGGTCTGTATCACCCTTAAGGATAAGTCCCCCGCCGTCTGCGGTCGTATCCGTGGGAGTCGTAGCTGTTGTAACACCCAGTTCTAAGTGCTTGTCCTGGACTTGTACTGTAGTACTCTCAATTGTGGTTGTCGTTCCTTGAACAACTAAATTTCCACCAATCTCAAGATTTCCAGTAACAGTAGAAGATCCACCAACTCTAAAGTCATCTACAACTCGTACATCTGTAATGGTTGCATAAGTACCAACCAATGATGTAATAATACCAGTTGTAACCTTAATGTCATTAAGATCAGCAGTCTCAGTATCAAATACTGTTATGGTTGCATAAGTACCAACTAATGATGTAACAACACCAGCAGTGATCTTAGCATTAACTATATCACCTTCTTGTACATCAAGAGTGTTAATAGTAGAAGCAGTACTAACAAGTGATGTTACAATACCTACATCAATATAAGCATTAGTAATAATACCAACACTATTAACAAGGTTTGTAATAGCAAAATCAGTTGCTAAACCAGCAGTAATCTTAACATCTTCAATATCTGCATTTACAAAATCAACATTAGTTGTAGTATTAGCAGTACCAACAATGTCAGTAACAATACCAGCAGTTATCTTAACATCCCTAAGATCAGCAGTTTCTGTATCAAATACAGTAATGGTAGCATAAGTACCAACTGTTGAATCAACACTTAAATCATCAATATAGGCAACACCGTCAATATGGATATCTTTCCATTGTTGACTAGCACTACCAATGTTATAAGTATCGTCATCATCAGGAATGAAACTTGAATCAATGTCAGCATTGAATACAATAGCGTCACTAGTAGAATCACCAAGACCAATTACGCCACCTTTAAAGGTAACATTACCAACGAAGGTAGATGCTCCACCAACTCTAAGGTCATTAGTAATATGAACATCTGTGATGGTAGCATAAGTACCAACCAAAGAAGTAACAAGACCTGTTGTAACCTTAATATCATTAAGATCAGCAGTTTCTGTATCAAATACAGTGATGGTAGCATAAGTACCAACTTGAGATGTAATGATACCAGCAGTAATATATGCTGCTTCTATACCAAGATCATTAACATCTAATTGTGGAACAGTACCAACACCAGTGATATTGACATCACCATCCACATCGAGGAGGGCAGTTGGTGTTGTGGTCCCGATTCCGACCCAACCTTCCTTGTCACCAGATACCCACTTAACATCACCAGAACCAATAATTAACTGATCGTCTTGATCTGGATATCTAACATCTTGATCCTTACCAATGATAACATTGTTACTACCAGTGTTCTCTACACCAGCAGATTGACCAATGGCAATGTTATTATCACCATAAACCTTATAAAGTGCAAATGCACCAATAGCAATGTTATTGCTTTGGTTAGTTGATATACCAGCACCCCATAGTGCTTCACGACCTATACCAATGTTCTGATCGTGATCTTCCAGACCACTATTTGTAGTGATACCAGAAGTTACGAGTAAGAAACCATACTGACCAGAAAGACCAAGATATCCTGAAGAAGAACTATCTAAGTAGATACAATCATTATTGTCAGTAAGTAACGCAAAGTCGTTACTACCCTTAACTTTAAAAGGACCAGCCTTAGTTTTACCTAAGTGACCCTGACTTGCAGTACCAACATTAAATGTTAGATTATTATTAACCGCATTATTAACTACACTTAAATCATTAAGATCTTCAATAGCAATTGCCCACATACCACCAGTTACACTGGTAATACCTGCAGCTTCTATACTACCATATACCTTATAGTCATAAGGATCTGTTGGTAATGTACTAGCATCCGAGAAGGAAATTGCTGTAGCAGTACCAGTTTCACCATATCCAATAAGAGTCTGAGAACCTAAATCCTGTCCTGACTTATCACCAATATAGATGTTATGTGAACCTTCTGCTTCTTGTCCTGCAAAGTTTCCAAGGAAGATACTAGATTCTGATTTAGTCTGACCACCTTTTTGGAAAGCACTATGACCAATAGCAACATTTCGCTTAGTAAGAGTGGATAAACCAGCGTTCGTACCAGCATAGTTACCAATAAAGAATCCCTGACGATCACTACCATCAGTTTCTTGCCAACCAGCTTCTTTACCAATTCTAATTAACTGGGTTCTAAAATCATAGTTCTTTTCAATTGTAGAAATGCCAGTAATCGTTAGATTATTAGTCGTAGAGGCATGACTTACATTAATCTGCTCAAACTGTGCAGATGTAGAATTGAAATCATTAAATGTACCACCAACACCAGCAAGAGCACTTATAATACCTACCTTACTTTGTAGGTTAAGAGTGTCAGTAATGTCAGTTACATAAAGATTTGGTGCAGTTGCAACACCAGTTATATTCCAGTTTCTTGCGTTTACTTCATCGTATGTTAAATCGCCTGTAACCGCTAGATTTCCTGCAACAGATAAATCCCCCGATACAGTGGCTGCAGCACCTACTAGAAGGTCTGTAGCGACACTCCAGGTGTTGATCTGCCCTAATGGGTTAAGAATAACTGCCCTAGAACCAACTGGCTTACCAAAGTCAGCAGGGTTACCTGGTAACATATCGGTGTAGTATTCACCACCGATTGCTATAGGAGCATTTGTATTACCGTCTGGATGACCAATATATAATTTCTTATAAGACTTACCTGCACCTACATTCGTAATATCATAGGTGTATACTAATTCACCAAAAGATACACCAGTTCCTACTGGTGCGACGGTTGGTGGCGAGGTTCCTTTGGTCCTCTTTAAAAGAATCGTTGCGGCCATTTTTAGTATTCACCCCCATCAACTGTGGTGGTTGGTAAGGTAGATTGAGCTACGAATTGAGCGGCTGCTGAATCGTATACTAAAAAACTACCGTTGGTTAAATTTGAAGTGTTTACATCAGAAAGTAAGGCTAACTTACCACCTCCACCACCGCCTCCTAAAGAGCCGCTGGCAATAACTTTTACTTGGCTACCTGTGCCTATTCGTAATGATGGCATTACCTTGTTACCCCTTGTCTAACGAGGACAGAGCCCTCAACAACTTTATACTTCTTAGAAGAAGAATCGGTTATAACGACATCATAAACATACCTACCAGGACTAAGTGTATTAGTCGTAGTATCAGTCATTTCGAGTTTAATTTCTCCATCTACAGGAGCTGGAATACTTGCAGTGAAAGCAGTATGAGTTGTACTCCCAGACCACTTACGAAGGTAAGCAGAAATTGAGAATCCACTAAGATTCAAGGTAGTATTATTATCATTATCACCTAATGAGAATAAATGTTCAAAATCCATACCTTGCTCAATCTGTAGATTAGCAACATATACTGTCATTTTTACAGTCTAATATCCTATTAGGTATTTAGTTTCTGGGGAAGTTCCTGAATGAGTCTAGCTAAATGGTCAACTTTTCTATTTAAAATCTCTATATCATTTCTTAATATTGCCATATCTCCAAGTTCTGCGATATCTGGACATACATTATCTTCACCATGAAGATACCTTAAATGCTCTACATGTGGATCTCTCATGTGATTTTTTCAGCAATTTTTGCCAGCATATCTTTTATTTCAGTAATTTCTTTCTTCATACTATCTAGCTCTGCTCTCTCCATCTGTTTCTTAGTCTTTGCTTGTTGATACGCAATATAACCAGAGCTATCATCATTTATGATAGCTCCTGTTTTTTCATCCCTAAAAAGGTTCGTATGACCTTCCACTCTTATCATGCCAATGCCAGTGCTCTAATATTTTTGATAACTGGTACTTCAGCCTGATTGGATCCGTTCATCACAATTTTAATAACAAACCCAGTAAATGGATCTAAGTCATTAATTGTGTATTGATATTCTTTAAAGTCCTCCCCTGGAGTAACTAAAGAATCAGCACGGCCATCATTCCTATTGAAGTTGATAGATGTGTCTCCAAATCCATCACCATCAGTATCAACCATATTTAGATAACCTGGGAATAGTGTAAATTTCTGATCAACTTCACTATAATCCTCACTAACAACACTGTATAAAACTCTAAAATCAGTAGATGCTGGTCTATAACCATCAAATACAACTTTAAGAGAAGTTGCTGGTTTCTTAATGTTAATTACTCTAGAAGTATAATAAGATGTGTGAACATCTCCAAAGAGAGCATTAACTCTAGCATCAATAGGATAATTCCCCTCATCAATTGGCTTATTGATCCTATTGGAAGAAAATCTTATAGACATTGTGTCTAAACAGATCATTGGAGAACTCCAGAAGTTTCCACCATTGCTGATAGCAACCCTAGCAGTTAATGATCTATTCCTAAACATATTAGTCAACCTAATATTTTCATTAACCTCAGATGCCACAACCCTAGTAGTAGGAAGTCTTGTTCCTTGATTAAGAATAAATGGTTCAAATCCTTGATCGATAAATGATTGCTCATCACCATCAATACTAGTTCCACTTACTGTTCTAAGACTTAAGGTGGAAACATCCGTTGGTCCAGGTGTTGTAATGTCAAATAGTGGAGTAACAGTATCATACTGAATATTCTTAGAGGCATGAGCATTATCTCCACCACCATGAATATTTGATGCAAAAGAGAGTTGAGGTTGTTGAAGTGCTGATATATCAGTACCTCTACCTTCTCTATCAATTTTGATTATAAAGTCATCCATATTTCTACCCAAAGTAGAAACATCATGATCTTTATTAATCTTAGTTAAACTAATACCACTAAATTCATATTTACTAATAATATCTCCTTGGGCATGATTAATAGATTGAGTATTCTTTACTCCCCTAGTAATACCACTTAGAGTATTAATACCAACAGATGTATAGGAAATAAGTTCATTGTTGATAATAGCATATGCAGTATTTGCTGCACTAACTAGAACACCTTCAAATACATTAAATCCAATACTATCAGCAATAGCAACACTACTTGTAGTAGAATTAATTATTGTTGAAAGTGTGGTTGGTACTGTATTTGGAGAAGCACCACTAATAGAAACCTTGTTACCAGTTCCATACATTCCATGGTTAAAATAACCAACTCGTGCATATTCTCCAGTATACAAACTACCAGTTGCATCAAACCTAGTGACATCAAGAGTTGAGTCAATAACAGTTCCTGCAGAATGATAGTAGGATACATCATCACCAGTAGTAAATTCTTCACCTTGAATATCAGTAAGATAAAGAGTATCAATTCCATTAAGAGAATTAATACCAATCCTACATCCAGAACCACTACCACTCATATCAGCAGTTACGATTCCGACCATATCACCAACTTTGTAACCTTCACCATCTTGAGTGATAGTAGCAGCAGTAATTGGTGAAGCACCAGTACCTACAGTTACAGAAAGTTTTAATCCAACACCACTACCAGTAATGTTGTATGTTCCAACACTAGCAGCAGGAGTTCCATAAGAAGTGCCATTGGTTTGAATACCAACTACACCAGTAACGGGACCACCAACATCTTCGATAAATCCATATCGATAATCAGCTTGTGCATCACCAACCTTTCTTCCAATAGTAAACACTGTTCCTATAAGACCAGGATTTTGAGAAGTTGTAATACCAAGTGAAGCTTTCTTAGGAAGTGCTTCAATTGGATTCTTATTCAATGCTGGTAGAATACCATTATTAGATCTAATTGGTGGGTTTTGGAATGTTACCACTGCATCAGTTTCTTCAAACTCTGCACGATATAGTTTAAATGTTAAATCTTCAAACTGGCATGGAGTCCATGTAGATGCATTTTGAGACTTGAACAAAGAACCTACAGAGAACTGGTTACTATAAACCCGTCCTGCAGCACTTGGCAAAGTCTGTGCATTAAGAGCAGTCTGACCCATTTCTGCAATAAACACTTCATAAGTGTTCGTAGGAGCACCTACAACAATAGCGTATTCTTTCGCAGGTTCCAGATATACTGGAGCAGGGAATGTCGCTCTAGTTGCCACTGAGGCATCTGTAGTGACTGTGATATTTGCAGAAGTCAAAACCACTCTTGAGTCAGGAGAAACCAACTTTTCAGTTGGGAATCCCAATTCCATTGTCCTCAATTCCACGAAAGCGGGAACGGTTGGATCTGTATCAATTGTTGCAAAATATACATCAATACCAGTTACATATGCACCAAATTGATCCACTGTAAATGACTGTGCTAGAGGGTCACGATTTCGAGGAGCTCTAGGAGGTGGAGGAGTAGGTACAGGAACTGGCCTAATAATAGTCCTATTTACAGTCCTAGTTCTATCAATAACCCTTGTGTTATTAATAATAACTGGGGGTGGTGGTGGAGGTGGTGGGGGCGGTCTACGGTTTACAAAGGTAAGCGTTACATCTCTTTGTATCGTTGTCGTTTCTAAAGTTGTAATCCTAACATCAGTTTGTATAATTCTTGTAGTTCCAATTGCAGTATAAATTGAATCAGCAGCAGAAATTGCAGTACTGCCCCTCAATCCAGTAGCATTAACAGAACTAGATGTTACCTTAAATTCTCTTTCACCAGATCTTACTCTAGCAAGTGGAGCTGGTGTAGCAGTAGGATTTCTAATCCATACACATGCTCTCAAATCACCATAAGGATCAGAGAACAAATTAAGATTAGAAATTGTAGCTTGTGCTCCACTAGTTGCTCCAGAAATTACTGTTCCAACTGGAAGATATCCAAAGAAATCTCCTTGTGCTTGAGCAGCAAGTGCAGCAGTATCAACATTAATAACTGTAGAACCTTGAGAATATGCTGTAGGTAGAGTTTCATTCCTATCTAAAGGATTAACCTCATATACTGTCGCAGGACTTGCAAATGGACCTGTTTTATGATCAGGTCTACAAAGTCTGAATGTATAATTCTCTCCATTTACAAGAGCATTAATTGTTTCTCCTACAGTAAAGGCACCAACAACATCCTGAATTCCAATAATCTTAGGAATAATATCACAATTACCAATCTCATCAAAGAAGGTAAAGAATCTAGAATTAGGTCTTAAACCATCTACATTATACTCAATATTTCTAGATCTAATGAATGGATCAAAAGTCTCTTGAGCAATATAAGTATTCCTTGATTCAATATCATCTCTTTCTACACCAGATACAAATTCATTTGTACTTCCTCGTAATTCATCTTGTCCAAATCCACCATCAACATTTTGTACTCCAACTCTAGTATCAAAGACTCTTCGTCTAATAATTTGAGTAGTAAGAGTTTGAGTTCTTTCAGTATTAATCCAATTATCACTAGTTGGATTTAATGTTAAATTGCCAGTGTAATTATAAACAAGGAATGGATTGAGATTCTCTACTCTTGTTGCAAAGTTTTGATTAACAAATTCAGTTTCCTTATACTTAAGGGTAATCATCCTACCCGTCTTCTGAGACTTATCATCCAACAAAGGAAAGTCCTCAGTGAAATCTAATGTTTCTGGAGATTGCTGTGTCTCAGGCAAAAGCTGCATATCCAGAGAAGTGATATCAGTAAGAGGTCTTAATTCTCCCCTAACAGTATCAACATCAACAGGAGAAGATATGTCAATAAAATCTTTGGTCCTAAGACCATCAGCAAAATACCCACTCTTAAATCTATCAAGTCCATCAGCATCTCTAACTTGTAAAGTTTGAACTTTCTGTTCTAATAGAGATAATGTTGTTACTTTTTCTAGATTTTCAACCCTATCTTCCAAATTACCAATATCTCTCATTGTATAACGACGATTATCAATTAAGAATACCTGTGCGCTACTTGTTTCATAAAGGTATGGTGGCCAGACAATGGTAGCAAGTGTCATGCTATCCCCATCATCTGCAGGGGGTTTAGGATTAGAAGAAGGAGTTCCCTTCAAAACAAACATATTACCCGATGTTTTAAGAATGAGTTTATCCATTCTTCCAAAGTAATGCTTGTATCCAAATCTAGAAGATTCATTTGGAGTTACAATCCTACTACCTACTGAGATATTATCTCTATTACTATAGAAGAATGGTGAAACAGTAGCACTACCTGGTGTAAATTCTACAACTCTAGACCTAAAATCAAGAGTATCACTTGCCCTATAGTTTTGTTTACCAATTCCTGGAATATTCTTACTAAATCTTTCTGCATCGTAACTATTGACAGTAAATACATCTCCAGTATCTGCAGATGGAATTTCATATCTATCAAGAATTACTAAAAGACGCTTAGATGGAATATACCCATCATTAACCCTCATCAATCTGGAATAATCATAATACTGTTCTTTCTGACCTTTATCTAAAGTAAATGCATCTGTTACATCATTATACTTTCCAGGAATTATTGCTTGAAGAGTTGCTGTAGCATTAGATTCTTGGAAAGAAAGTGTTTCTAGAAGTTGGAACTTATCAGATGTTTTGTATACGATACTGATATTACTATTACCAGCATCAATAGATACTACTCTTGCAACCGAATTGGTATTTTCTCCAACGATAGATTCACCAACAATAGCATTTTCAAAAATAGGATCAGTAGAAGTAAAGACTAATTTGTCTAAAATAGGCTTATCTTTATCTAAAGATTCGTAAACAGCAATTACTTCACCCACATCAGGATGATTTAAACAAATATCCTGGTCTTGTACTCGTATTCCATAAAGAGCACTATTAGTTAATCCATCATTAAGAGTAGAACCTTGAACTGTTCCTGACCCTATTTTATTAGAATAAATTATATCAACTTGCTGACTTCTCTTATATTCTTTAACTTTTGTTTTAATATTATTCTTAGTAACTGTTGCATTAACAGTCATCCCAGATTCTGAGAATTTTAGTCCATTAATAGTTAAAGTTGTATCAGTAACAACTACTTGTGATTGATCAATAGTAGCAATTTCACCATCATCATATTGTACCTGATATCTTTCTTGATCAAATCCAACAAAACTAATATCATTAATTGAAATATTAGAAGTAGAAACTACTAAAACTCCATTAGCATCTGTAGATTCATTTTTTACTTGTGCAGAAAGAGTAAGTTTAGCTCCAGTAAAGTCAATATCAGCAATATTATTTTTAGGAAGTTTTAAATACAATCCTGCATTATCTTCATTAGTCAACTGTTGTTGACCAATTCTAAAAGTACCCGTATATGCAATACCAGGAAGAGTTCCACCATAAAGATCAGGATTTGATGTCATTGCAACAACTTTCATGCTACCACCATCAGCAGCAACTTCACTAACAATATTTCTAGAAGGTAATGAACTAGTTGGATTGTTATAAAGTATTACATCACCTGGCTTAAAGCGTTCAAATGTTTTACCAGTACAAGTAACCGCACCTGCAGATGTAATACTAACAAAATCGGTAGCAGAGAACCCATATGGTATTACTTCATTAAGCTTTTTCTTACCATAAAATGAAGAGGACTGTTGTACAGAATCAACATCGTCAATATTATAATTCCTTACTCTCTCAACAGTTCGTGACAATCCATTAATATTACCATCAACTACAATCTTTTCACCTGGTTGAAATTTACCAGATACCTGAGTTATTGAAATTGTACTAGTACCAGCACCAGCAACTGAATGTCCAAGAGCATAACCTGTAGCACCACTCTCTTTACCTTCAATATAAGCAGATGTAATTACATCTGTAGATTTAACATTATCATTTAATGATAATTCCGTAAACAATTGAACATCATACAAATAAGCATCAAACTCAGTTGAGTTATCCGTATATTTTGAATCTACTAATCCAAAATTATAAACTTTTGCAGTACCAACTCTTGCACTACCAATACCACTCTGAAGATCTAACGCATTATTAAATGTTGTTACACCAGTAACACCATTAAGCCTAAGTCTATTTCCTAACCTAAAAGAAAAATTCTCTTCTAATTTTTCGGAAGTAATTCTTGGTTTATCTACATCGAGAGTCTCTCCCATAGTCTGGAATTCATATCCTTTCACATATGCAGTACCAGGAGAAACCCTAACAACTGCAAGATCATCATTTGGTGTGTTACCCTCTCTAGTACTTTCAGTAGCATAGTAGATACCTTCACTACCCATTCTATCATTCAAACTATCCATTACATTGATAAAGAATGGACTTACTGTGTAATCTCCAGACTCATCATGTGTCCTTTTAGCAATATAATCTCTAATTAAATTATACTCACTATGTCGCTTAATTTCTTTTTCAACAATACCAGCTCTTACTCTTATAACTTCAATAAAATCTGTATCATCAAAATCATCAACATCCTTCTTAGCAAGAATTAATTCTATTTTTAATCTATCAGCACCAGGAGCAGCATAGTTTGAAAATCCTTTAGCATTATCATAAAGATCTGGATCTTCTTTAGCATTAATTGCACTTTCAACTACTTGCAATCCAACCCTATAAAATGGCTGATTATCATACTGATCCAAAATAAGAGTTTGTTGATTAACTCTTACAAAAGCACCTCTAACAAAATATACTCCAGCGGAAATATTTACTGCAGATCCTGAAAGACAAGAATCCTGAGCAATAGTTGATGCAACAGATGAACCAGTATTTAATGTAGTATTGCCATAAGTAACAGGTTCTTCTAATAATATTATTTCAGAATCTTCAAAGAAATCAAAAGATCCACTTGGACCTGGAGACAAATATTTTACATATAATGTTGGATCTGACGAAATAGAATCTACTGCAGTAAGATAATTAACAACTTTTGCAGTAATACCAGAAGTTTGTCCTTTTATTCTTTTTCCTACAACACTACTTAAATAAATCTCAACATCCGTTCCTAAATGAGTAGCATCTAAACGAACTGCAAAATAATTTCCATCATAAGTAACACCACCAGGAATAACAACAGATCCCTCTTTAAAAATATGACTACCAAACTGTTCAACCTGATTCTGCATAATAGACTGCAGACTCGTTAATTCACGAGCTTGAACAGGAAATCCTGGTTTAAACAGAACTTTATGATAATTGTCCGTCCTGTCAAAGTCGTCGTAATAAGGACTTATGTTCAGATTTGTCTGTTGTGGCATCGGTTTAGAATTCTAATACGATTTTGATGTCTTCTTTTTGACGCACATTCCTTGTAATAGAAGGTCTATTATCAAGGTAGATGATCTCGCCACTCCTCTTATTTATTTCAGCATCAGCAAGACCATTTGTAAACTGTGCGCCAAGATCAACAACCTTACCCGAAGGAGTAGTTGTAGAGATGCCACTAAAAGTCTGATCTATATTAACACTGAAAGCACTACTAGTAACTGCATTAGCAGTTGCTTGGAAATTTAAAACAGGAGATTGATTGTTAACTTCCTTACTGTCAGTCTGATCATGAGTTAATTGATTGTAAGAAAGACTTCTATCTTGGAAGTACTTAATTACCTTAGTATCAATATCATAAGAAGCAACATATCCTCTAGCAGTACCAACTCCAGTAATACTTTGTTCAATAGCAGTACCAATACCAAGAATCTGAGAGGTATCTCCAGTAAATTTAAGTGATTTCAACCCAGAAAATTCAGAAGTTTGAAGATAATTAGTTCCTGCTACACCAATTGCAGTTGGGTTTCTAATTAATCCAACTTGAGAGAATTTAGTATCTGATGCAAAATCATATGAAGATGAATCAAATCGAGTATAAATTAAGACTTTATCTGTTCCTAGTTCCTTATAAGCATTATAACCATGCCCTAAAGAAGGAGGAATGATAGGTGTTAATCTAGCAAATTTAGTAGCAGCACCATTAATAGAAGACAAATCAACACGAGCATAACTATAACCTCGACCGCCAGATGTTACCTGTGCGGAAATAATTTGACCATTGGTATTAGTTAGGATTCTAACTTTACCTCCCGTGCCATCACCAACAATATCAACTTCAATAGGACTGGAAAGGAAACTATATCCTGTTCCTGCCTCATCAATTGATACTACTTTAATCTGATTACTATTAGTATCAGAATCACCATTATCTCTAACAACTTTAATATCAGCATCAATTGTGGTGTCCCAATCATTAGGAACAGCAATATATTCAGTAGAGTCAAATTTCACGATATCCGCAGGAGGAACCGTGAACATATACTTCCAAAGATAACTATCACCACTTACACCAGCAGCAGATGGTTCGAGATCAGTAAAAGTTGGTTCATCTAATGATGCACCTGCAATAGTGGAAATACCAGCAGAACCATTATTAATACAAATATAGACTCGATAGTCTTTATTCATTACATAATAGTTTGCAGAGTAAAGTCTACTAGAGTTAGATACTAAAGAACGATGAGTTACACTATAATCATGGCGATACATGTCATAAGATGTACCTTTAGTCCAAGCAACTTTTCTAATCAACCTTCTAACATCACCAGGAAAGACCTTTCTACCAAATAACATAGTATCATATACATGGTTATTGTAATTGATACTATCAACAGGTGATGGAGGTTGGATAGTTGTACTATTCCAAGTATCCGTGCGTCCAAATCCCGCTATTGTTGGATTTACTAATCCTAAAAACGCATAGTAAGAATTAGTTCCTGCTGTAACATCATCCATGAAGTTATTAGCATTAATAATCCTAAATTGGTCGGTTATAATTGCTGCCATTGCAATATGCTAGAGAGAGGTCTTACTATTTTGGTATTTATAAGGTTTTATTAAAGGCTCCAGTGTTTCTCAATCCAATATTGCGCCTTTGTGCAATTGGATAATTATCTAAGGAGGGATTATAATTAATTCCTTTAACATCAAGAGCGATTGGATAACCAACATCTCTTGTTGCAGAAGAGAATCTTCCCCAACTCATTCTTGCTGCAGGGTGTAAGGTTGATCCAATACCAACCAATCCTGAAACATCAGTTCCTGAATGAATATTGCAGGTTATAACACCTGTTCTA